GCTTATTTACATCATTGTATAGATTAGCTCTGGCTTCATCAGCTTTCTGCTGTTTATTTTGTTTCCTAGGTCTGCCCTTAGAGCTTTTACCTCTAGGCCTACCCCTGCCCGTGTTTAATGAGAAAGAGGTGATATAAGCCCCAGTGTCTACTGTGGGTGTAGACCAAAGCGCTACATCATCAACTAAACCCATAAGCACTAACTTAACATCGTCTTCAACAACTTCATCTACAAACTTATCTAGCTTTTGCTGAATAGAGACCGTTTGTTTTTTAGATATCATTCTCTCACATCACACAAGTAACAAATCTTAGTGCCAGCAGAAAAGATGGTCACAACAGAAACAATGTTAACAGTATCTCCACTACCTAGTATTTGATCTTCATCATCTGGCTCTACAGTAAGACCTAGGGCAGGTATGACACACTTACGTGTACCCCTTCTGATGTTATCCACATTCTGTATAATACCAGCATCATAATTATAGAAGTAGCCAGTAAAGTTATAGTCTGTTGTAGACGACCCAGAAATAGACCCTGTAGTGGTATCATATGTCCCTGCAGAAGTCACCTTACGCAAAGTAAGAGACTCACCAAAGTCATCTACCATCTTGAGGAGATTGTACCCTCTAGAAAACATTAACTACTCCTAGTCGTAATTAGTGCTGTTGTAGCTAGGGGGGTTTTTAAACCTATCCCTACGGAAAGAAGGTGTAATGCGATCTGTATCTTGCCTTACATTTTCTACAGTTGCCTTACTTATACCGCCAGCTTTTATTCCTACAACTCCACCAGACTTCTTACCTTGATGCTCTAAGGTCTCAGCTAGGGATGTGTAATGGTTTAATAGGTCACTGTAATGTGCACTGAGTGCTCCACTAAGTTCCTGAGTGACTCTTCGTGCATACTGAGCCGCTATAGTTCTGGCAGACCACCCTGCAGCATAATAAACATTGTTGTTAGTTTGAACTAGGGCAAAGATAACTTCCTCATTAGAAGTCTGCTGATCATTTACATCAGTGTCTCCTACTAATAGCCGTACTGCGTTTAAACGAGCCGAAGCTGTTTCAGTACCTAAGTCCGTTTCATCGTATGACCAAGCCATGTTTATTAGTTCTCCATGTGACCGTAGTTTCTTCGCCAGCTACGTATAAGACCACGTTGCTTATCTAACACCTTAGACTTCTTACACTTCATCTTATCAAAGGATGCTTTAGAGTTAGTCTTGGCTTCAACTTTTTTATTTATCGAGTCTACTAAATCGTGTAGTCCTGTTACATCAAGTGCTTCCAAGCCATCCCCTACCTTAGCTTTTACCTCTAGGTCGGAACTATGATGAAGAAAACCAAGAGAGTATAAATCTAGGACTGCTCTCTCTTCTACACCAATTTCTTTCCACTTGTATTCATCTCTTGGCCTCCAAACTCTGCCAGCAGATGTAAACTCAACCCTTACAAAAACAGGTCTATCAAACTGTAAGGGTATCTTTTGTTGGTGAAAGTTTATTCGGGACATTCAACTCTCCTCGGGCAAGGTTAGCAGGGGGCCACTACAGCCCCCCACAGTAGAAATTAAGCTACAGCAGTGGCGAAGAACGCACCCAAGTCAGCACCTACAACTTTCATGTCGTAAGCCATCTTGACTTGGATATGTTCAGCAACTTGCTGACGCTTAAGAGCATCGTCTGAGAATGACTCTACAGAGATACCCAAGTTGTTTGCACCCGGAATGTTATTCCAAGCGAATGTCAAGCCCGCTGCTGGAGACATAAGTCCAGCGTTTGATGGTGTGTGTACCAACAAGACAGACTTACCACCGATAAAGGAGTTGCTCTCGGCAATACCCTCGGCAGAGTCGTTTTTGACTGCTTCCATTGTGTAGAAGTTCTCTACCTCAAAGATTTCAGCAATCTTAGCATCGGTGATCAATGCTGTGTTTGAGACAGTTGCACCACCGTTAAGACGTGCAAGGATGTCTGGGTGGTTGATAAGAGTATCACGTACTTCTTTACCAACAACCATAGTGTTAGGCTTGAACCCACCAGACTTGAGCTGCATCGCACGGCGAACATCAGTCACGTTTTTGATAGGCGTAGCGTTAGTGTAGTCATTCCACTGAATGAACTGAGCACCACTTGGGCCAGATGCAACACCAGTGTACTCTGTGCTCCATACAGAAGAAGCAAAGAATGTAGAAGCAAAACGCTCCTCACGGTCGATCATAAGACGCATAGCAAGTGTTGCAGCACCATTAGAACGAGTTTCCAGAGCCGCATCTTCGTTAGCAATAGTTTGCTGATCGAAGTCCATACCTAGTCCGTAGACATCAGCATAGTAAGAGCTGTTAGAAACTGACAGACCGATGCGATTTACTTCGGTACGTGGAGCCAATTTCTTAACATCACCAGTGCGGTTCATGTTTGCACGGTCATAGATGTAGTATTTATCTGATTGACGATCTACGCCAACGATAGGGAAAATCTTGTCAGCGACAAAGTTTTCTTGTGATTGTGCATAGGCCAGTGTGAGGTTAGTCAACGGCTGGTCAATATGCACTTGGGATGGTGTCAACAAGGGCATTAGTTATTCCTCTCTATTAAACTGCGTTACCGCCTTGGATCAACTCTACAGCCATTGTCTGTCCAGAGACAGCAGCTTCTGTAGCGTAACCCATGACGATATTGCCAGATGCGGCAGTTACAGCTAGGCCAGCAGCATTAGTTGCAACTGAAGCTCCTGCAGCAATAGTACCACCAGATTTGACTAAGGTTTTACCTGACATGACTACAGTAGCAGCATTGCCAGAAGTGGGATCGTTCAAAAGAACACCAACGCAATTCTCACCAGCACTATCTGCCAGATCAATTTGACCATCGGATTCAAGAGTAACGAACTTGAATTGTGCGGCTGACAAATCTTCGCCAGCTACATATGTCCGTGTATCACGGGACTGCATTACAGCCATAGTTATTCTCCTTTATAGGATTTGTTAATAAGAGCTTTACCTTCTTCGGTTTTAGCTACAGCAGCATAAGCTACGGCATACTGGCTCTTCTTTAGTTTGTTTTCATCCATGTAGGATTTGACAAGAGTTTCAAGTTTGTCTGAGGCAGTTGCAAACTCACCGTCAGCATCAGACTTGCCTACCTCTTCCATAGATTCCGCAAAGACTTTATCTGCAGCCTTCAAGGTTTCCATGACAGCTTCTACTTCAGCAAACTCACCAACCAAAGATTTGGCTACGTCGATGTTGAAGTGTGGCAGTGCTTCTTTTGCTTTCTCGGTCAACTCGGCATCAGCCTTAGCAACCTCTGCTGCTTCCAAGGCCTTCAAGATAGGCGCAGGGATATCAGCTTTGTTGATTTGTTCTCCTTCATACTCTACGTACTCAGGCTCAACTTTCTTTTCAATCACGTCAGATTTAATGACGTAACCAGCTTCAATAAGGCTCTTACGAAGACGCTCATTCTCTGCTTTAAGTGTATCAAGCTCTTCAGCAACTGCTTCATCAGCCTTCTTCATGTCTCTCTGATACATTTTCATAGCTTCTTCTTCAGACATACCTTTATCCATGTATGGCTTTAGTTTGGCTTTCATGTCATCAGACATTTTTTCTATTTCATGTTCCATAGGTTCTCCATTGGAATTGTCACGCTTATATAAGGAGACCATTGCCTGTGCATTTGCTGGACGATCCACCAAAGACAATTCCTCCAGTTCAAGCTGTTTTAAAAGGTTAGGCACTGTAGTCCTCCTTGATTGCACGACCCCCAATAGAGAAGGCCGCAAGTTCTCCAGATTTGACCTTAGTCCAGACCTCTTCGTCATAGACTTTGAAAGCCACAATCCAGCCTTCACGATCACTCTGTATGCCAAGGGATTCACCGATCTCTTTAGTGATGGGCATAGAATGGATAACTGCTCCAATCTGATCCCCTGTATGCATTTCTTTACCGACACGAATGTGTTCCATGAAGTCATTCACAGCTTTAACAAGTGTGTCAGGTTCTATGATGTCACCTTGGCGATCTACTACTGGTTCGCCCTTCTCAGTGACAACTGAGGCCCATCCGTAGACTAGACGTTGTTCTTCGTCTGCCTTAAGGATTTGGCCTTCAATATTCTTGGTTAATTGGGACACGGATGTACCTCCTTCCCACATTCGACAAGACCAGTATCTAGCAGAAGTCTTATCTGTTGCTGTGTCGCAAGAATGGCGAGAGCGAAAGTTAGCTCTGGCTTTAGGATCATCCCTGCGGATTTCCATGTTTGGGTCTCCGAAAGTAACTTTCTTAGTCTTGTCACCGTCTTTGACATAAACACCAAATTTCTTACTTGACCCTGCTGGGAGTCTAAAAGGCTTGTTCAAGGGTTTATCAGCCTTGTCTACGTAGTAGCCATCATCGGGCATCACACAACGTCCTTCTTAATTACAACATTTATAGGAACAGTATTAGGAAAGGTCTCCCGCTTACCGTCAGCCTTAATCACCTCAAACTCAGCGAAGAAAGTACCAGAAGTATCTGTGTCTCCAGTCGCCCACTCGTAAGTGACTATGCCATTACTGGCGCTGTCTATGGTTGTTACTGGCTGGTTTACTTTTATTTCTGAAACAGAGTTAGCCATCTTAAAAGTAACAGTACAACCAGTAAGGTCTTGAGCAGCCCCAGAAGCAGACTTCAGGGTTGCCTGAAAGACTGGAGAGGTGTCATTCTGTTTGATAAAAAAGTCTGCCATATTATTCCACGCTGTTTGCTGTTAGTGGTACTACTACACTGTTCTGGCTTAGGCTCACCGTGACAGAAGTAAACTCCCCTCTTCTCCCCTTAAAGACAAACCTTGTGGTAGCGCCATCGTAGTTCTGACATACAAGCTCAGGGATAATGAAGTCATGGGCTTGGTTTAGTTGAGCGTCACCTACTGTGGGTGTGCCAGTAGTTATTGAGGGGAAGAACTCACTACCAATATCAGGTACTGTGGGGAGACCTGTGGTGATGCCTAGTGGTACTTGACCCTCAGAAACATCGCTATTGCCTACTACAGGAGCTGCTGTGGTAATACCTGTTACAGCTATGTCATGTACTTGGCTTAGGGCTGTAAGAGAGACTTCTGCAGGAGCAGTAACTAACTCGCTTGTCTCTAGAAGGTAGTTCTCAGTAAGAGTTGTGTTGTCTAGGCTTGGTGTACCTGTGACCAACTCAGGTACAAATAACTCTTCATTTTCTGCTGCACTTGTATCTCCAACGGTAGGAGCACCAGTAGAAATAGAGGTTGCACCTAAAGCATGATCTTGAGTTAAGTCTATAGTATGAAGATCAGGGGCAGCAGTAGTAATGCCTGTGGCACTTAAGTCTTGGACTTGGGTTAGCCCTGCTGTGCCTACACTTGGAGCACCTGTGACTATGCTGTCAGCCCCTAATTGACCAGCAAGAGTTATAGGCGTGTCGTCTACATCAGGAGCGCCTGTGGCTAGTTCTGCTGTAGTTAGGGAGTGTACTTGTGTTAAGGTTGCTTGTGCTAAGTCAGGTGCACCAGAAGCAAAGATAGTAGGAGTAAGGTCTTGCGCTTGAGTTAGGGCCGCAGTGGAAACAGAGGGCGCTAGAGTGACTAACTCAGGAGCAGTAAGGGTATGTTCTTGTGTTACCCCTGCAGTGGAAATAGAGGGTGCTAGGGTAACTAATTCAGGAGCGTCTAAAGTATGTTCTTGAGTAAGAAGACTATCACCAATAGTGGGAGTACCAGTAGCAGTAGTGACAGGTGTTAGTAATGTATATTCGTCAAGGGTGACATCTGAAGTGAGATACGGATCAGAACCATTTAGTCCAGTTATAAAGGACTTACTTACATCACTAGCGGAAGAATTATCATATTGTGAGTAATGACATAGTAGCCATCTGTCTAATCTGTCTTTATTAGTAAAACGATAGCTACTATTATTATTAGGAAAATTAGGTATATTATAAGTAGCGTAAGTGGTAGTTCCAGCTAGGTTCTTAAGCTGCCACTGGTCATTATTACTTGTACCAGTAGTATTCGTAAACTGAGCATCTCCATCAGAGAGCCAACCAAACTTAGCTTTACCTGCTGCCACTATTGCGGCTTCTACATCAGATATAGATTGTTGGTTACTGGGAGAGCTACCACTATAGTTTTGAATAGCGGAGATAGAGCCAGAACCACTATAGTTAAGGGTTATCTCGTATTCTGTATAATAGTTATAACCGCTTTGTACGTAGTTACCATAAGACCTAAAGGTTGTTGAGGTAGTCCCTACGGAAATAGTTCCAGTCTTAACTTTTTGCCAAGGCCTATGGGCATACTTATTTTGTACACTCTCAATAGTCTTGGTATAATTAGAAGGGCTATTAAATACGCTAGTTCTAGCAACAGAATAGACTTTCTGTTCATCGGCTAGGTCGGGGGCTGCTGTAGTAATTCCAGCAGGAGTTAGTGAGTAGGAATCAAGGGTTAGAGTTGTGTCACCAACAGTGGGAGGGGCACAAGCTATGTTAAGTGCAGAGAGACTTTGTGCACAAGACAGATCACCATCATCAACCTGTGGAGCTGCTGTAGTGATCCCTGTTATCGCAATTACTTGGTTCTGAGTTATGTCTGAGGTTTCTAGATCAGGAGCTACTGTGACAAGCTCTGAAGCGCCTAAGACTTGAACCTGAGTAAGACTTGAGTCACCTACTGTAGTGGCGGCTGTAGTAATACCTGTAGCAGTCAGGGAGAAATTAAGAGTTAGTGCACTTGAGCCTACACTAGGGGCTGCTGTAGTAATACCTGTAGCAGTAAGAGATACTGGTCCTACTACGGCTCCATCATCACCTAATGGGCCAGATGCTAATGGATTAAAACCTAGCATTGTTAGCCTTCTAGTGGTGCGGTTGGTGGGGTGAAGGTTGCGGTATATTTACATTCGTTAGCGATCCTCAAATCCTGAATGTAGCCAGTATAGTTATAGATATAGTTATTGTTGGGAGAAGACCCGATAACAATTCCAGAAGGATTTTTTAAAGTTAGGCTATTAGAAAACGTTGTGCTTTGGACTGTTCCATTTATAAAATAACGAACAGTGTTACTTGTTCTTGTGACTGCTAAATGTACCCACTGATTAGTTGGTAGGGTTGTACTATTGGCTGTGGTTGTACCACCATCTATTATTAGTTGAGGGTAATTGCCACCACCAACATAAAGGGACCAATAACCACTACCGCTCCAACTCTGAATATTATCTATAGATGAAACAATACCTCTATTTCCTGTCGTAGTAGAATAGACCCAACACTCGATAGTAAAATCATCACCTAAATCTGGGACTCCCGTAGCTGTGGCACGATCTCCAGACCCATCAAAGTACATTGATTTTGAGCCAGCAAATTTAACTTGCGCTGTTGAACATTTAGTATCCCCCACAAGCTCTAAATTAGCAGAGCCAGACTTGTCGATAATTGCAGCGTCTGTGCCTTTTATATGTAACACTGAGTTAGTAGATGCCAAAGGCGCAGTTGGTGGCGTAAAATCTGCTGTATAAAGGTCTGACTTAGTAATTCTGACATCAGATAAATACCCTTTGGCATTTAAAGAAGTGACGTTATTGTGTCTTCCGATATACGGCTGTTGTCCCTGATAATTTACATTGTCACCAGTAAAAGTGGAGCCAGCTTGTTTTCCGTTAAGGAACAGTTTTGTGTTAGTACCTGACCTACACACCGCCCAGTGATACCATTGATTTTCTTTTACTGTTCCACTGGTAATCTGTTGACTATAAGCTCCATAACCATATTTAAAAACACTATTTTCAATATATAAAAAAGAATGGTATGACCCAGAATTAGGAGGGATTCTATAGTCGAAAAGATAAGAAGAATTAGTAGCGCCATCTAGCTTGTGGTATACCCACCCTTCTATCGTAAAATTACCAGTTCCCAGTTCAAGGCTACTGCTTGCTGATGATAGTCGAGTCCCAGTGTTAACAGGAAAATATATAGACCCACCGTGATCTGCTGCATCGTATTCTATGTAGTCGTAAGGCGAGAAGGGTTTTGTACTAACGTCGCCATTGACGGTAAGTTCCCAACCATTAGTTGACCCGTCAGTAATGTATGGCAAATGACAAGTCAGTAAATTAGTGTTTGTTATTGCTGTAAGCGGCTCAGTTGGAACAGTAATAGTGTCGGCCTCATAGACGGAAGACCCTATAACAATCCTCAAATCCTGAATGTAGCCATCAAACTCGTCCGAGCTTCCCCTATTTCGTCCTATTTCAAAGGGGCCAGCATCATTGTAATTTTCTGTATTAGTAACTTGATCTTCTTTAGTGCCGTTCACGTAAAGACGAAGATTGTTACTACTGTCGCGGCTGACAGCAACATGATACCATTCATTTAAATTCAAAGTTGTTGTGCTTGTAGCCACAGCCCCACTGTGAGTTTCCCACCGTACTCTGTCGGAATTTTCACCCACTTCAAACTGATACGATCCCGCACTTGAACCTAAGCTACAGATGGAATCAAAGCTTGAGTTACTACGCTTATATACCCACGCTTCAATGCAAAATGGGCCTGAGCCTACTTCACCTATCCCAGTACCTTGTGTATTTTCAAGATAGTCACCGGAACCATCAAAAAGGACGCTATATCCACCAGAACGATAAGGTGAGAAAGTACCTGCTACTGGACTGCCTGTGTTAGTAAAAGTGTGGCTACCAGAGGAACTATCAGTGAGCGAAGAGTTAGTACCGTTATTAGCCCCAACTGCTTGAGCAAGCATTGTAGTGTATTTAGAGTCAGCAATCGTCGTAATAAAGTTTAAGGTATAGTCCTTGTCAGCATTTATTGTAGCATTGATCCCATCGGTCACACTAAATCTTAGACTAAAGTTATGTGTACCTGTGGTGGCTACGGGATCAAGCGTAAACACGTTAGAATTAGCACCTGTGCCTTGGGTTATGGTAGCCACATTAACACTAGATACAACAATATTACTACCCGACAAAGTAGCAGGGCTTATTGGAGCAGCAGACCAAGTAACAGATAAGCCTTCTGGGTCTGTCGCTGCGCCTGTGGCTAAAGTATCTGTGCCATCTAGAGCAAGTAAATAAGGGTCACCTGCTGTACCTCCGCCTGACATAGTGACTGTAACAGAATGGAGTTGGTTATTAGTAACCTGTGCAATCTTGTACCAACCTGCGGTCTTACGGATGTAGACATTATCGTTGGAAAGCACAAAGGCCATATCACCTTGAGCAGCAGAAAGAGCCTCTAGAGCAGTGATATCAGCTACTGTAGTTGTTCCTGCGGCAACTGTATCAAAGACTACCCCACCAGAACCAGTGCTTTTAAGATACTGACCCGAAGAGCCATCATCTAAGACGTTAGCGAGTTTACTGAGGTTTGTGTTATTGCTCATCGTTTATCCTATATACTAAAGGTCACCGTGCCAGTACCAGCAGTGAAAGTTGTCACTTTATCTGATCCAACTGTTGCTGTGCTTGAGGTTAAACCAGAGCCAACCGTAAGAGTTTTGGTTGAAGGGTAACGAAGGATAACTACGCCTGATCCACCATCACCACCTGCATTTCCTGATCCGCCGCCACCGCCAGTACCTGTGTTAGCTGCGCCATCTGCACCTGCCACACCTGCGTTATAAGAGTATCCACCCTGTCCACCTGCTGCTCTTGTGACTGATGATCCCGTGATGCTTGAGGCTACCCCTACACCACCTGCGCCGCCGCCTGTCGTTCTGTCGCCACCAACGCCACCTGCTCCACCGCCACCTGCAGCAGGGAACGGATCGGCACTGTTACTTGCACCACCTCCACCATTATAACCCTGGTTTGATGTACCTGTACCTGAGACTGATGTTGCTTTGTACCCAGAGCCACCGCCTGATCCGCCATTTCCTGCATCAAGAGATTGGACACCGCCATACCCACCTCCGACTGAGGTAATATTCCCAAATACAGAATTGTTACCTGCTGATCCTATGGAATTTCCATTGTTGTTCGGCCCACCTGCGCCACCTGCACCAACAGTAAGAGTAAAGTCTGTATTTGCATTTATAATAGTACCAGATTCCGATGATCCCCCACCTCCAGATGTTTCTGAGTTGTAAGAGTTGCGATAGCCTCCTGCACCGCCACCCCCTGCGCCCGAATATCCACTTGGAGTACCTCCACCTCCACCACCGCCGCCTATAACGAGGTAATCTACGGTATAAGAATTTGCATGGTTCGCAGGAGTAATAGTCCCAGAGCCAGTAAAGGTGTAAACGTAAAAGCCTGATCGTGTGGTACTATCTAAGGTATATGTACCTGTTACTCCGCCTGCTGCTGCTGATAACGCAATGATTACAACACCATCATTACCGTCTGTAGCTGTAACTCCTGCTGCGTAATCTCCTCCAAGGCCACCGCCGCCTTTCGTGGTTTTACCTCCTAACCCATCCGACCCAACTGTGGTGTTGTATCCGTGTCCTGCACCACCTGCTGCGTAATATAGGTTGGTTCCTGTTATATTACTTTGTTTTCCATCACCACCAGAGCCGCCTACGGTATTTGTGGCATCTCCTCCTGCTGATCCTGCACCGCCGCCGCCACCGCCGCCAGTATTAGAAAACATAGCACCGCCAGTGTTGCCAAAACCTTTTCCGCTGTAACTATCCTGCGTGGATGACCCTGCGCCAGTTGAACCCGAAGCACGACCTTCGCCACCCCCTGATCCACCATTAGCAGGAGCAACACCCACCGCACCGCCGTAGCCACCCCCTTTGGCTGTGTATATAGTAGAGCCGCCTGAAATGCCAAAAGTAGTGTCGCCACCTGATGTGCCTACGTCATTGTTACTACCATCATTAGATTTACTGCCGCCTGATCCTACAGAAATACTGTAGGTCGTCCCTGCCGTATATGAATAGGCTGTATCAAGAACTAATCCACCTGCACCGCCACCAGCACCTGCAAGTTCTGATCCACCACCGCCAGCACCTACACCAAGAATTTCCATTTCGGTTGCAATTTTAAAGTCAACAAGGCGAGTTGCGGAATGGACTCCATCGGAAGCAGAAAGTCGAGCAGTAAACGAGCCAACGATTGAGGAGGTGTTAAACGTATACACACCTGTAGATTGGTTAATACTGGTAGAGGAACTTAATTGAGATGGTAGGGAATTAGTTGCCGTCTTGTACGCAATTCCATATGTAATATCAAAACCCTCTGGGTCTTGGGCTAACATCGTAACAGTTTCTGTTCCGTTGGCAGGTAACGATATTTCTGTGGTCGGCGGCTCAGTCAATATGACGGGGCTTTCGTTTGTACCGTCTGAAACAAGGTTTCCAAGATCACGAGATTTAGTCATTTAGCTGATCCTCTTTACTGTCACAGAACCGTTAAGTTGCTCTTCTGATGAGTAGTCAGAGGATTGGAACGGTACATTGGTAGAAGTGCCTGTAATCGTTTCGGGTTTTAAACTAAACGCATCTCCAACAACTGAATTATACTTGCTGTGGCCTGTGTTGATCCACCCTCCTGCCGCAGATGCAGGGCCGTCAGCAGATTCCCCAGTAGTAAAACCTCCAGCGGAGTTTCCTTTTTCATCAAAGCCACCTGAGCCGCCGCCAAAGCCGCCGTACCCTGCGGTGTCATTCGACCGAGTACCGCCTACTAAACCTTCGCTAAAAGTTTCTCCGTGTTGATAAGTAGAACCTGTTGTCGGGCTACTTCCCCAAAAACCGCCACCTACTGTATTTTGGGTAGAACCAGAACTTGGAACATAGCTATACCCCCAAGTTCCGTAATTACTAGCAGCTAGTTGTACAGGAGTAGTGGTTAAGCCAGTATGGGAATTACCACTAGGGTCAGTAACAGTTCGAGAGGTACTTATGATGGACGGATCATTACCTGCCCCGTCAGAGGTATCCCCTGAAGCCCCTGCGCCTACGAGAAGTGGAATAGCAGTAGTGTAATTAGAACCTAGTGCAACAAATGAGCCGCCACCTGCGCCGTTACAATGATCTCCTGTGTAGTCTGGAGCGCCTTGCCCGACAACAATAATTACCTGATCCCCTACCGACAAATTAAAACGTGCTGTTGCAATCTGCCCTCGGCCTCTGTGAAATTCTGGATTTGTGTCAGTTCCACCGCCTCCTGCACCTTTAGCGCTAATCTCATACACACCTTGGTAACCAACAGTCCATCTTTGGTATCCTTGTACTGGCACATCTACATAAGTTGAATACCCCCAGTTTGGGCCTCCATTGCTTGTACCAGATAGCCAACCCCGAACTTCGGCTTGACTTGGGCCAGTTCTATGTGCCGAAGAACCAGCCGAGTCGGTTATTGATCTACTGACCGAAAAAGGTAGAATTTGGTTCACCGCAAAAGGGTATAAGAAAGGAATATACCAAGCATCATCTTTTCGTGCAATATTTACATTGTTTAGGCTGTGTATCCCACTCGCACTTTCGGCAGTAGGTTTAGCAACTTTTCCTTTTATAGAAGAGTTGAACCTCATTAGCTTATTTCCTCATACGAACAAACAGCTTCAAGATCAGATGCCACTGAAGCAGTTAGCCGCAAGGCATCTCCTTCTTCTAAATAGACGGCTTTAGCTATAACGTCTAATGTTGCATCACTTGGAATAGATATGGTTTTAGCAAGATGGTAAGCAGTGCTTGAACGATAAATATCAACGCTAATTTCCGCAGTATTTGTACCGTCAACATTACTAACATATAAAGCGTTAACTTTTAAAACTTTGCCTGAACTAGCAGCATTTGTGACGATGGCTGTAGCTGATGTGCCTATTGCTTGTACCGCCGTTTTGCCAGTAATCGTAGCAACATCTACTATGTTTGGGGCTGTCATATTTTTATCCTCCGAAAACTATAGCCATAGCGATAGCCTTTCCTGTTGAAATTCCACCGCTAGAGGCAGAGGCAAACTCTAAAGCATTACCTGCGGAGTTAACTTGAACGACCTGACCTGCTGTACCTAAACTGCTAGGTGTGTCGGTAAGGTCAGTAAAAGCACTTGCGGCATCTGCTAACGCACCGTGTTCTACTAGCTCAACTTTATCATTCGTACTTAGAGCAGAGGTAAAGGTGATCGTAGTTCCACCAGTATTTGTCGTATAATCTGTACCGCTTAGAAGCTTGACCCCATTAACGTAAACGCCTTCTTTGCCTTGCGTATAGGCAGCAGTAAGGATTGTATTCCCAGTGTTAAATGGAGAAGACCCATTTGCTGTATGAATACTAGAGCTATAAGGAGAAGCAAAAGGAGCGCCGTATTCTACTACTTCTACTAAATCATTCAGAGTAGCCCCTGTGGCAAGGACTACAGATGTACCATTCGTTGCAGTGAAATCAGCAGCGCCTAGCTTAGAACCGTTAAGGAAGACTGCTATATTACCTGCGGCATAAGTGACAGTAAAAGTAGTCTGGTTAGCTGTAGCTGTGAACTCAGTTTCTTTTACTGGTTCAAGAGTACCACCAGAAGAGCTTGTTGAAGCAGGAGGTGTGTATGAGAATACTCCACTGGAGTTATTATAAGTTAACGCTCCAGAACCAGATGCTGAGTTTTGCGTAACCGATAGATCAGTTAAGCTAATAGCATCAGAAGCGTTAGCTAGTTTAACCCAGTTCCCACCATGCGCAAAATACATAGCTCCTTCACCGTGGACATGAGTAATGCGCCCGTGGTTATCAGACGCAGAAGGTAGATCGCTTGTAGAGCTATAGACTTGAACAAACTGTAGATCGTCTGCAACTGGCGCTATAAAGACTTTAGAGTTAGTCGTTACAGCTATAGCATTGTTAGAGTTTGATGAGCTAGTTACAGATCGAGTAAGAGTAGTCCCACTGTGAGTGTAAGTACCTGTACCAATTTCCCAAGTGTTACCTTCCTCAATGACATAGCGAATTGTCTCGCCATCCAGAGAAGAAGGAACAGCTTGATACCCTGCTTCAGCAGAGCCAAGGGTCAATGTGGTAGCGGAACCTGCATTAGCTGCAGTGGTATTACCTACCTTTACCCGATCAGCAAATTTAGCCATTTAGTCTAACCTCGTATAACTTATGCAGGATCTGGGATACCAATGTCAAAAGTAGCGAGAGAGAAAGTGTTACCAGAGGTGACAGATTGACCGCCGCCTGTGAGTGAGCCAGTAGCAAGTAAGCGAGTACCGTCTACAATAGCGTAGTTAGATGCGTTTCCTGTAGCAGTGACAGAAGCACCAGAGATCGCAGGGGCTACAACCTTACGACCACCACCAGAGGCAGTACGGTCTACAGGTGTGCCGATGGAAATAGAAGCATTTCCTAGGCTATACAGGTTTGCACCTGAGTTTGCAGTAGCTTCCTGAGAAGTGATATGGATAGTAGTTGTGGCTGCATTTAAGACGGAGAGTCCATCATCCAGCACGTCATTGTGTAATGTTGCCATTATTCAGTTTCCTGTTCTTGTTGGTTAGACCCGGCTTGGGGGTCATATCTAAGTTCAGCGATACTCATGAGGTCTTCGATTACTTCTGGGTGATCACTGACGTTAATATCTGCACCATTCAGATTACGCAGGAACCCTGCAATTTCTCTGAGGTCATGAGGTGCAACATCCCCTGCCTCTATACAAGGCATAAGGTCGTAGTTCAGACCGTTCAACTCCCAGAGGCGTTCGACAAGCTGCTTGTTTAGGACATCAACAATAGCTTGGATGTAGCTCTCTAGTGCGCGGAGGAACAGGTCTGTCTTAGACTTGGAGAGGGCATAGGAACCACTGGGGCCACCTCCAAGCATAAGAAACTCTGATAAGACTGAACGAGCAATGTCATGCTGGTATCTACGAACAATCGGGTCTATCTCTATGTTCCTAGTACCACTAGAACTCATAAGCTCTACGTCTACTAATTTTTGGTTGGTAGGTGCTCCGTCCTTATCGGGATAAGTATCGGAAGGCAGTATAATGTATCCTTGCTCGTTGAATTTAACGTCCCGAAGGATACCTTGCAAGTTATTAACAAATCCTGCTTGTGCGGAGGTGGCATCTCCTGACAGGTACTCAGAAGGAATACGAGCAACAGGAATACCAGCAAGTTCACGTTCAACGGCTATAGCCTCAATAGACTGTAGATTATTAAGATACTCATAGGAAGTGTAAGCATTACGAAGAATAGAACGACCAGAAGGATCACCATTAATTGCCGTAGTTCTGTAGTATAAGCTTTTCCTTGAGGGGATATAGTTCTTTTGGTTATACCCCAAACCTTCTTGATATATTCCCTTAACATCACCTGTCTTCTGGTCTACTTCAAATTTAGAAATCGTCCAAGGCGCTCTTGAAGCAATCTTACGTACCCCCATGCGACCATCGGTATACTTAGAACGGCTTTTGTCGCTTCTTTGATACGGTCCGTTACGTCTTTTATAAACCACTTCAAACCAAGCAAAACCATAAGAGAGTGAAGATAGAGACTCTGAGATATGGTCATCAAGAGAGTGATCCATGTCATCAAGTACGCTCTCAACGAACTCAGCTTCTTTAATAGCTTCTGGAGTATCATTAGCTGGCACTACCTTTAATTCTACGTCCCGAAGGACTTGTTCTGTGGCATACATAACAGCACCGATAGTACTGTCATTATCTCTCATCTCACGGTATTTACGGATAGCCCTTTTACCACGAAGCTCAGGTAGGAACTCATCAGCACGAATTTGACCATTCTTGGTGTTATCTCCTGCAACACCTAATATTTGTTTGGCCTCTGTCTCTGAGAGCTTCTTAACCATGACCCTAAGTCTTTCTTGTTGTTAAAGGGGAGTCACAAGAGTCCTTGTGCACTACTGTATGCCAACTTAAGTTGCGGTTTGGCGTATCCGTTAAGTGAGAGGTCCGTTATAGCCCAAACTAAAGCATCAAGACGGTCTGGTGAGCCTATGGACCCTAGAGGTTCCCACTGTACCATCTGATCTTCTAAATCGTTAAGTCCCTTGACGTGTCTTACTTTGTCTTGTTCATATAGAGCAGAGACAGGTTCAGCCCGAGCCATCTTCCCTCTGGAAGCGTGAACGAGCTTTACTGGGACTGTTTCATCTTCTGTGTGTAATGTGTGACGAACCATGTCGCCACCCTGGTTTCTTTCAGCTACAATCCTGTCAGCCATATGGTCTCTATAGAGTTCTACTGCTTTAGATGCCCATTGTTGAGGAGTGTATCTTCCTGTGTGGTCTTCCAAGACGTATGCTGTGCCATTTACATCTACACCAGCAACGACAATACCAGTCATGTCACTTTCTTGGTTGGCTGTGATGGCTGGGTCTATGGAGACTACTATTCTATTTAACTGAGGTACTTCGTCCTTATCGACTTCACAACTAGCTAGGAGACTTCTATTCCAGAGTGCACCTGATGCTTCGTCGAGGATTTCTGCATAAAGCTCTTGACGACCAAGACGTGTACCTTCATAGGTCTTCCTGACTGCATCGAGGAAAGTGTCAGCAAGATTAGCAGAGTTATCGTAAGTGCTGCCCCTAGAGATAATCGTCTTATCATCGTCTAATATTGTTCTAATTAGTTTTGTCGTCTTAGGAGTCGTAGTTACAAATACTTGTGGCCTATTACCT